CCCCAAATTTTCCAATCATCTATGAATCCCAATAAATTCAATGGGTTGTGAAATAAAATATAACAACCATTCTTAACAAAGTTATATCCCGTACCTAAAGGGTCATCACATGGTGTTTTAACTTGGAAAGTACTTCCAAAACCTTCATAACAATCTAATGGTGTCATACCTGGACAGCTGAAACTAGCTAATACTTCTCCTTCATAAGGTTGTCCCTCTAAATCAGGTCCTACTTGAGACGCACCCGCACCGTAACCTGCATTTTGTTCACCATTCGCACGTGCAATAAAATACATCGCAAAATTCAAATTTTGTTGTAAAATACTTGGATTTATATTCCAATCAATACCATCTAAATTGTCTGAAGTTGGTAACCTATCAGTCCTCATAACATTTTTAATGGAGTTACTTATACTCATCGTAAATGATGGGGTAAAAGCCTTTGTATAATAATACCTCAGATTGATTGGGTTAGTTGGCCATAATCCCGATATTGGAGTCGCAGTATATGGTTGTATGGACATGAAACTTATACCGGACACGTCTTCAGCGTTGTCGTATTTTGAACTATTTGTTGTTATACTATAAAACCCGTTGAAAGTATTTGATATTAGTTTATTACCATTAGTCATCAACGATGATGAAGGAACAATTACAGGTAAATTATTAACGTCTATTGAACCATAATATCCAATATTATTTGTAGTGTATGATGAAAATTGTAATCCAATTGTACTACTACCAACAATACCAGGTCTGAAAAAATATGATGAATAAAAAATGTCATTTTGATTAGAGAACGGTTGAACACTAATGCTCGTTGTGTTAAGTGCCTGTATTGGAACATTCAATCTAGTGTTGGCACGTACTATGATATCATCCTCATTTGGATATCCCAATAATTTACCTATCCCATATTTGTTCTCAAACGTTGGTGAATATGGGTCAACACCTCTTTGTAATATTAAAATAACTTGATTAGAATAATTTTGTAATTTTTCTAAAGCATTAAATGAATATAACGAAAGTGAACTAGTCCATTGAATTCCTCCAGATGGGATTTGTGTTTCCATCCAATAATCAATATTACTTGGCTCGTTTAATATGTTTGGAAAACTTTGGGTTGAGCCTGTGTTCCAAATCAATGCCGCCTCAGAAACAGTTATAGCTGTTACAACTTGGTAATATTCAAGGTCTGCAGCATATATATTTTGAGTGATTGTTGACCCTGAAGGTAGATTGTAACTTATTGGTGTGGAATTAGTTGTTTGAGTTGACGCGTATGTCACATTAACTATTGAAGGACCAGTATTATATGAAGTACCGCTGATACCATACGTAATACCTGTACTTGTTGAGCCAGTGTATAAATAGTTTTTATCTTTACTGTTTATAGGCGAAACAAAAGTTATTAAATCACCAGCGTTATAACTTGTAATACCAGTATTAGCTAAAACGGTTATTGTATTATCAAAGTGAGATTTACCAATATTTGAATTTTCAGCAAAAGTAACTTTAATTTTATTTACACCTGAAAAGAAACTATTTCTTTGATTGAAAATGTTTATACGCTCACCTAACGGTAAATTTTTTGAGGACATTGCAACATTTCTTGCATTAGTAAAACTATAAGATGATACATCAGTTACAGGTACTTTATAATAACTTTGCGATTTATCTCCAGCAAATCCAGCAGTTGCAATGGATGTCATAGTTGAAAACGTATCAATATCTTGACTATTCAAAGTACCGAGGTTTTTATAAAAATTTTGATAACTATTAAAAAAATATGGTGGATATGAAACATAACTCAAAAATCCAGTGGCTGTTGGCTCATTTGGATTTTTTGGTAAATCTAGTGTTTGGTTATTAACATCAACAGTACATTCACAAGTGTCACAATCAGGATAAGTTAACATCGTTAACGCCATTGTAGTGTCCAACGTATCACAATTGATATTTAAACCACTACAAATCCAACCAAAAGGATACAATGTTGTAAACCCCAATGGTATTCCTATTCCACATAATAGACAGAAAAATTTTATCACTAAACTATATAGGAATAAAACAACACGTGCAATAAAAATTAGAGGTAATCCATTCAATTGAATTATTTGAAATATGAATGAAAATAAAAAATACAACAAGTCAAAATTTCTAAATCCTTCGTTCACGGGAAATTTATTTACTGTTGATTCACAAGAATTATCATTAATTTCTTTGATACCGATAAACCTACCTCTACCACCTCTTTTATATTCATCTACTAATTGAGATACTGTATATACTTTATTAAAGTTAAATTCATAAAAAGTGTCATCACAATCAATAACTTCGTTTAATCTATCATAATAGTCAGTACCTGTAAATCCATCTGTATACCCACTCCACGATAATCCAAAATAATATGAACTAGCTAATTTTTGTTTATTACTTGTACTTAAACCATTCAAAGGGTCCGATGAAGAGTTTACCCATCCATACTCTTTAACATTTGGGACTAAAAAATAAGGTCTTCTGGTTTGTTCAGTTAACGTTGGTGATTGTTGCCATTTTATTTTAAATCTATATTTGGCTTTAGTTGGAATACCAACTGTAGGGTCGTTTGATAAAACTTTTTCCCCAAACTCATTTGTGATAAAGTAATCCAAATTCATTGGTAATTCGGTTAACCAAACTCCGCTCCCATCAATAATATTCCCTGATTGTTCTAATTGATATTGTTCAAGAACAGGATTACCATCGCTGTCTTGGTCAATTGTTTGTCTGATTGCCAATATTTGACCAGGTCCCGCAACCAACCCACACAAGTTACCCATATTGTCTTTGGGTTTGTTATTACCCCTAACCCTCAAGTTGTCAGGACTACTAAATATGGAACCCATGAATACTGCTGTAGGTTGAATATCAATATTCACATCGTCTCTTAAATCAAAGTCAACTCGATTGATGGCTATATCACACAATTCGGGGTCACCCCACAAAGGTGAAACCTCAACTGATTTAACAATATTAATAATTTGCGGTAACGAATTTAAATCGGTTGATGTTCTAAATCTATTACCAGCAACCTGAGATTCGGTTGCACGGCCCATTCTGATTAAATCTTGAGGTGTTAAAGAAATCTCACCTATGTCGGAAAGGTCAACATCCATAACCAAAGAATGATTACCCTGAGGTACACCCATAATCATGTAATCACCACTTTCATTTGTTTTTGAAGAGAACTTGTAGTACTTGTCGTATATTTCAACCGCAGTATTACCCGTTAAAGCATCTAATCTTGTGGGTAATGTACCTGTTGCAGCATGTGTTGAATATGATTTTTCGTACGGTAAAAGATTGTATCTATATCCATCTTCATTTCTATCATTAGGAGATTTGTATGGATAGATACTTGAAATTAAAGGGTTTGATTGGTCAACCGATTCAATGGGAATAAAGATTGAAACTCTCGCATTTGGAAGTCCAAATCCATTATTTGCTGTAACTCTACCTACAACAACTCCATATTCCGCACAACTTTTTACGTATACATCTTCCTGTTGTAGTGTTAATGATAATACTTCTAAAAACTCAAACTGTTGGTCCAGTTGAACATTTATTGTTTTATTAACCCCTAACTCAGTCCTTATTCTATATGATTGACCCATCAAGTTACTTTAATTTATAAATAGTTTATGTGGAATTTTTAAAATAGACCGCGTGATTAAATTATAAATTAAAATAAAAGAAAATAAACTTGTTATGAAAAAGTAACTGATTGGAAGTTCTTAACAGAGATTCTAATGTCTTTGTTTGGGTATCTAACTTGATACACTTGAGATGGTTGTGCAAATATCGTATCATCAACAGGTCCAATCAATTTTGTTTCAGGGTTTGAGTATTCCATTGATGTTTCAGCCGATGAGTATTGTCCGCCAACCTCGTTAAATACATCTATATTCGTAACCGTCAAAACACCATTTGTATTTTGAATTAAACTTCTAATCTCAGAAAGATATACGTTTTGTCCAAGTTGTCTGATTTGAGGATTGAAGTATGTAGACACTTTATCCACCACACTTGAAATAACTTGACCTGAGTTTTGAGCAGAATCCAAAACGATTGAGATATCCAAACTTAAATCAATAACCTCAGCAGTGAATATTGAAATGTAATCATTCATCATCCTGTAGTTTGATAAATAATTTGCAATATTTTGTTTCAATGTATTTGATACAATGTTTGTTAACTTACCTGAAGTATCATAAGACAAAATTTGAATTAAGATTTTGTTATCGTTTTCTGTAATTGATACTTTTGCAGGTGCTCCGAATTGAGCTGGCATGTTTCTAATTAACGATTCATAATCTTGAACAGTCACCGCTCTTTTTTGAGCCGCAAAGTTAAATGAAACATAATTTCTAATTTCCTCCAATGATGGTATTCCCGCACCACCAACAGCAGCAGTTACGTTAACACATCTTAAAGAGTTCACAACCGATGAGTTTGTTGTTTCTGAAGGACCATTAACAAAGAAAGAAACCGTACCAATTTGATTAATAACGTTTGTTCCCAAGTTTGTCGCTAATCCACCACCGACTCTATACTGAATAAACAGTGTTGAGTTAGGTGTTAAAGTCGCTCCTAAAGATAAGTTGTTTGAATATTTTTGTAATTCTAATGTTGTACCTAAAGTTGTAAATTGATTCAATTGGTCTTGAGCGGTATTTGTTCCACCACCAAATGTCATCTTTTTAAATCCTTCAGGTGTATATTCAGTAATAAATCTATCTTGTGTTTGAATGTATTTACCAACTTTGATACCTGGTTGGTCAGAAACTTTTGTAGGGTCTTCAACAAACACCCTATCTTCCGCCAACGCATCTACTTCATACCATCTGTTTTCTAAACCTAAAAATTCGGCAGTTGTTGGTGTGTTTGTATAGCTGGTACCGTTTTTTAACAATACACTTGTGATACCTAAAACATTTTTTTCAGGTAAGAATAATTCAAAGAATGGTTTTACATCATTTGCATTTATAACTCTTTTGAATACTTTGGTGATACCATTTACAACCACTTCTCTTTTTGTAATTGTATAATTCACCAAAACATTGTTGGCATTAAAATTAGGTATTTTTAATCTATTCGGGAAACCTTGAGCATTGTATGGAGACGCAAAATCAATATCATAAACATTTTCAAAAACAATACCAGCACCTACCACTTGAGAACCTCTTGTCAATGTTCCAAGATATCTTTCATCTTCTTTATCACCATAAGCAGGAACCGTAACTGAGAAATCAACCAAAGCAACTGAAGGTCTTTGACCTGGTAATTTCAAACCATAAGTTCTTGCGATGTTATAAATTGAAGACCTTTGTTGTGCATATTGTAATACGGTTTCCTGAATACTTCTATCAATATTATAATGTAAGTTATCTGCAACCGCAGCATTTAAATCAAGGAATACAGAGAATACCGAAGCGTCATTAAAATCTTGAATTAAATCAGGATAATATGTTTTTGCATAGTTTAAGAGTTCAGTTCTTATTGACTGATAATCCCTACTTGTATATGATATTCTATTATTTGCCATCTTATTTAAATATTGATAATTACAAAATCACTTTGTCCAAAAGTAGAACCATTGGTTGAGTAATCTATTCTTATTTTTGCAGTATATTCTGAAGTTCCTTTACCAGGGAATCTGTAAATTGATGATTCACTACTTCCAACTAAATTTTGACCTGTTGCAATATCAACTTCTTCTTGTGGGTCTGCCGGTGTAATACTTAAACTATTTACTAATAAATTCGGCATAAAGTTTTCAATCGCATCCCTAATATCCGATTCAATTGCATTGAATGTTAGTCCATCAAACGGTTCAAAAAGAAATTCATACAATCTTGTACCAAATTGCGGTAAAAAATATCTTGAACCTTTTCTAGTTAATAACAAATGAATGAGGTCAGCTTTAATTTCTTGTGCTTGAAATTCAGTTAATTCCAAATAATCACCCCTTCTGGAATCCCTAAAGGGGAAATTTAAACCGTATGTTACTCCGTTAGCCATTGT